TTATTACTGTGTTCCAGCCAAAGAACTCACCATCAGTGTGGATGGTAGATGGTGCTACTGTCATGTCCATGAAGCAGTTATATGGATCGATGCGCTCAATGGAGTTGCCACCGTAACTGTAATCAGTAAAGCGAGCAGCGCCTGCTGAGCTAACTGAGGTATCAGTTGTCACTTTCTTGATTGGCGTCTTTTTCCAAGAAACAGCAGCAACCCCGAAGTTGTATTTGAAACCATCACGAAACACCTTAGTGAGTTCACGTGCCCAGCCGTAATGGACTGCTTGCTGACCAAGAGTAGTCTCGAACTGCATGGCTGCATCCTGGTTCTTTGGATAAGCAACTACACCAAAAATTGGGTAGCTAGTTAAGTACACCCCAGCTTGGTAAGCAACCGCTGACTCAATCTGAGGCATGATAATAGGCACTGTCATGTCTTGCAGTTTGCGAGCATCCCCATTCATGTTAGCACGTACAGATTTTATGTGCTCTGCTGTCGTATTGAGTTGCCGCTGATAGGCTCTGTCACGGTAGCGTAGCAGTGAGCGGAAATCCCCTAGACTTGATGACTGGCGAGCGGCGCAGTCTTTTGCGTAGAGAAGTAACTCTGCACGCTGCGGTATAGTCAGTGTGTTTATCAAGGAAATTGTAGACGATGTTGCCATGATGTGTGCTTATTTCGCTAGTAGTGGTTAGAATGAAATTCCAGTAGTTGAGTTATGATAGCTCTCTACTGTAAAAGAGTCCATATCGAATGTAGTCTTTGTCATCAGTTCTGGGTATGTTTTCATCATCTCATCTACGTAGCCAATAGGGTCGATGATGTCATCCGTGTTATTTGTGGTCATTGGATTCCACTCACTGGCTTGAGCTAGCACAGTAGAGCGCACTTCTGCGCCTAAATAGATTTCACCAGCTATTAGAGATAACAAGCCGCGCTTAATTCTGTTGTTCTTTGCTTGGCCCTTAGGACTCAGTTCCACGAACTCGAAGCCACTGATACCATGCTCTGTACAGTAGTGGTTAAACCAAAACAGTAGTGTGGATTGATAAGCTACGCCTTCCACGCCTATCAGCCTGGTATTGTTGGCTAGCCCCATATCTATGGCAGTCTTGATAGTTTCCAGTGGACTGAACGTACCAGTCTCAAGCTTAGTGAATATAGCTTTGCCATCGAGTACATCATAGTGGCATATAGCGCAGTCGTCTCCATGCTTTTTACCTGATGACGGGTCTATGATAATGAATGAGCCCTCTGCTTCATTAGCAGCTAGCAACTCTTGGTAGTACTCTGGTAGTAGTGGTATTTTTTGTATGTCTATCCCACTAGGCGTGATGGCCTCAGTACTGTTAAGCACCTCAGATATAAAGATTTCAGGGTGACCCATTTCTAAGTCACTCTGGTATTCAGCAAGAAGCTCCTCAGCTGGACGTAATTCCTCCCACAAAGAAGTACCATCACTTAGTAATCCACCTACTACTAGGGAAGTCCATTGGGAATTCTTGCGAAGTGCGGATAAGATGCAGTTATTTGGGTACATGTTACCTACATAGATGTAAGTACACCCTCTGTTTGATCTTGCCTTCATTAAAGTGCCAAGAATCCACACTAGCAACTCATCTGCTAGCTGCTTATTGTCTGAATCTTCTTTACGCTGCACGTCATCAAGGATAATTACGTCTGGGCGCGCGTTCTTTCTATTGATACCCCGAACTGTAGTCCCTGCTCCTACTGCTTTGAGTACTATAGTGCGGCCACGGAATGTAAATACCTTCTGCTCCTTGGTATCTTCTTCCATATCAAACTGCCAGTTGCCAAACAAGCTACGTATGTTGCTGGATGAAAGCATGTCGCACAAGTCCGCCATAGTGTTGACTGCCATTTTCTCTGTAGCGCCAACTATTAATATGAACTTACGATTAGAGAACAGTATATACCATAGACATAGCAGCTTTAGAAATGTGGTCTTAGCAAACCCGCGAGGAATACCAATGGCAAAGCGCTCAATCTTAGCCTTAAATCCAGTGAGTAGTGTAAACAACGCTACATAGAATGGGGGAAATGCATATAAGAACTCTGTAGGGTCTACTAGCATCCCAAGGAAGCTAATGTCCTTGCGTGATAATTCAGCAGCATCTGCGCTAGTGGCAGATACTTCAGTGACTGGGGCTAGTTGGGCAGGTTCACTCACAAGAGGTCTGCGGATAATGCAGCTGGTAGTCGGCGTGCTCGTGGGGCAATATTACTGAGCTGCCGCTCACTGATCTGCTGCAACATTCCGGCAGCTCTGTTGAGTGTCACAGCATCAGGCTGCTGTAGTTTAGTAACTGCGCGCTGTGCGAGTAAGTTATCAAGAGATTTTGCCGTGGCTGTGATCATTGGGGTACCTTCTACTTCTACTACTTCATTCGAACTGTTAACAATATAACGAGACGCCGCTGAGGCTGGCAGAGTCAGGTTTACATGTACAGTAGTACCTGTTGGGTGCTGCTCAATACGTGGGTCACTACGTTTACGCGCCATATTCAGGAGCTTAAATGCAGCTATAGCTTGCCCGAAGTTAGCATGTGGCATGTAAGCTTCAATCTTATTAAGCGCTAGTTGTTCCGCATGCTCCAGTGACGTGTCAAAAGCCACATCCGTGGCCAACTTCTCTGCTCCGGCCGCCTGAATCTGCGCCGCTATTTCCGGCTCTTTCTGTAGCTGCGACACATAAGACTCAGTGACACCAGCCGTGGCAGCGACCTGCACAGCACTGACGCCTTTCGCTAGCAGAGATATTATCAACTCAGTTGTGTGTTTCATAGATAAGAGTGTACAGACTATGCAGTCAGTAGTTAGTTGTGAATCTAGGGGAAAGTTGAAAACTTTAGTAAATTTTTTTTGTTTACTTAGGATAGCGAAGCTCACACAGATCTAAAAGGGATACCCCCCCCCTGCTTTAGCTACTACCGTGGAGTGAGAGAAAATTTTTTTAACTATCTGGTATTGACTGACTGGTTAGTCATTAATATCTAGGTAAATAAAAACCCACGTCTTAGGTGGGTGCTACGTAAGCGTGAACTGGTTACAGGGCGTCGGTATCCTCTGCCAGCTTGGCGCGTATCTCCTCAGTGCGTTCGGCTAGGTACTGGCCAAGTTGGGTGTCAGCGTCATCATCGTGCAGGTTGATTAGCAGCTTGTCTAGGTCTGCTGCGCTGAGTGCCGTCTCTGGTGACTTGCCAGTTAGTGCAGTAAGTCTACGCTCGTGGCGCTCTACGTTGGCGGCATAGCGAAGTTTCGCGCTGCCTGTCATCTCTTGTAAGCGTGGAGCTATTTCTAACACGTACTTGCTGGATGACTTCCACAATCCTAACAAGATGGCGCTGGTCATACGTTTGTTGGCAGAGCTGGCAAGTAGCGCCTCCAAAGAGAATAGACTGCATGGCACGGTGCTAGCGCCCGCGTTGGTGGTTATGAATGTAGCAAGCACCTGCTCGCAAGCATCAGTTAATGCGCTATCCACCAGTGAGCGAAACTGACTAGGTACGTCGCCGGTGTTTGGCATCTCCGCATTTGGAATGTCGATGGTGTAAGCGCGTGCTTCTGGTTTCCTAGTGCGTACCTCTATACGGGTGTGCTCCCCTTTATGTGCTGGTACTTCGTCCGTCTTAGTTACGGTCTTGGTTATGTGGTAGTGAATAGTCATGATAGATTCTTTCAATAGGGCTTAGGTTAATAAATTATCTAGCTATGAAGCCCCTACACGTTGCCAGATGTTGATATTATAGCATGAATTTTTAGTCCTTTGGGTGATTAGTTGGTGAGTATAGGTGTAACTCTTTGTAATATGTAGGCATGTGGTTGGTTAGGTAGGTTGGTAGTATCTAGCTAGTGCATGGTTGTCTAGCTTGGTCTAGCTTGGCCTGCGTGTCTCCTTGGTGACTGGTGGGTAGATAACTGGCATGATTCCTGCTTGCTGGTGTTGGGTGCTCTGCTTTGGCTGCTCTTACTGACTACTCAGTCATTAAAAATTTCCACTAATTAATAGATAGTAAGTCAGGTCTAAACAGTAAGAGTTACGCTATGTGTGTGTGTGTTTCATGTGTTCGGTGTATCTCATGTATGTGTGTATTCGTGCATACCTCACACCTCACACCCCCCCCCCTACCCGTATATCTGCTACTAGCACCCCCGCACAGGGACTAGCTACTACTACTACCTACTACTACCTACTACTAGGGGACTATATTAGTTTTTTTTCTATAAAAGTAAAGGGGGGTATATCTCGAAATAAAATTTGATATGGTCAGTAGAAATTTTTAAAATGTTCTTATTAACAAGGATATGCATATATGCCCCCCCCCCCTATGGGTGTACAGGGGTATGCACACACACATACATGAAGCACATGAAGCACATGAGACACATCGCACACATAGCGCAAACCATATAAACAAGCCACATGTCAGCATATAGCTACTTAAAAATACCTTATTAAACAATATAATATCGATTGACACTCGCGTAAAACTCAGGCATAATATGAGGGTAGGGTGATGGTATGAGGGTTTACCCTATACTGTGACTTTATACAGTGCTTGGCTTTGCTAGGCGATTTTTATTTAATTTTATTTCTTCAAGAAAGATAAATAACATGTTGTACGCATATATTACAATTCGCCGGAATGGTTATGAATTACTTTGCAACTACTTAGAAGATGGTACGTTCAATTTTATGATTAACGGAGTAACCACAAATTTCCAAACAATACACGCCGTATGTGAAGCATGGGAAAATCATACAAGCACCCAATAAACCCACAAGCTTACTTAGACTGATCAAAATAAGTAAGCAATTTTATTAAACTAATTAGAAAGATTTTATTATGAAAAGTTCAGATATTGTTGCTGGTGTAAAAGTAGTTTACATGGGACTAGGCTACGTAGTCAGCGCGGGTACTGTGGTAACTGTACTACCAGATAATTACTATGAAGTGTCGCCAGACACATCAGACACATCAAATGACCACACACCTTGTAAGCTACACGCGAGCGAGCTACTCCCAGACAATTGGATAGCTAGGGAGTTAATAGGCAATCTATGTGCCGCGACTTTATACTTCAATAAGGTAAAGTTTAATCTGGCCTATGATTACGAACTCAATAAGGGAATAGAAGATGCCTTTAATGCGTGTACAGCAGACATGGCGGCTAAAAGTGTGCCATACAACAAAGCAAAGTATAACTAACTAATTTAACCCAATAAGGCCATACCATGTTCACATTCATAAACCATCTAGATGCGAGACTCCACGGAGCCGCACCGCAAGTTGCCCGCATAGAGCTAACTATGCGTACCTATGCAACAGACTCTATTGTAGCAACAGACACCACAGTAACTAAGTATATCTGCATTGGGACTGAATACAATTATATCCATACAAGTAGTGGTGATGTACGCACATGGGACTCCTATTCAGGAGCACGAAAGTTTCTAGTTAGATACTGTGAAGATCATGAGCTAGCGCTGCCAGTGGCGGCCAAGGGAACTTGGGAAAAGAAAGTGAGTAAATAATCATGGCAACATCCACCAAGGTGCTGGCACTTATTGAGGCAGCTAAGAAAGCACATGCAGCTACACTCGCGGCCAATGCTGAAAAGCTCGCAGCTAAGCAAGCCAGCCAAGCTACCACAACAACACTAACTCAGACAACTGCGCCAGTAGTAAATATCTTATCTACGTTAGCCGCGCAAAATGCACAAGTAGGACAGGCTCAATACGGTATAGAACTAAATGAGCGCCAAGCAGAAGCACTTGAACGTGCATTACGTGGCCAGTCATTCGTGCTGATAGGTGCAGCAGGTACAGGTAAGACTACTGCTACGCAGACAATCATTAGACTGTTGCCACAAGCTAACCACACGAGGACAATTGACTTCAATACAAAACATCTGAACAAAGATGCTCCGGCTATTGTAGTTACTGGCTACACGAATAAGTCAGTTAACCACATCAAAAAGAAGGTAAATGAAAAGATGCAAAGTCATTGCCTGACTCTGCACAAGCTGATTGAGTTCTCTCCAGAATATTTTGAAGTAGTGGATGAAAATGGAAATACATATACCACGATGCGCTTCACACCTAGCCGCCATCAGGATAACCCACTACCACACCTGTCTACTGCTATCTTTGAAGAAAGCAGTATGATAGGTATTGACCTGTACGGTGACTATATAGCAGCATTACCACAGCCGGAAGCTACACAGTCTATCTTTCTAGGGGATATATTTCAGTTACCACCAGTATTTGGCCCAAGTATACTTGGTTTCAAGCTGAGTGAGTTACCTGTAGTTGAGCTAACCACAGTATACAGGCAGGCGCTTTTATCTCCAATAATTAGCTTAGCCACAGCCATAAGAACTAACACATTCACAAAGTGGTTAGTTGAGCAGACGGGGAAAGATAAGCTAACTGAGGTGGTCACAGTAGACTCCGCTGAGCACGGCAAAGTAACTATCCACCCGTGGAAAAAGCGCATAGCCACTGCCCCCGCGACCAAGACAGTTACCAATCTGGTTTGTAGTATGATTGAAGCTGGGAAGTACGACCCAGAACAAGATCAAATACTTTGCCCATTTAACAAAGCGTTTGGCACAATAGAACTAAACAAACAGATTGCAGACTTTCTAACCAAGCGGCGCGGAGAGACTACTTATGAGATAATAGCTAGATATAACCGCACTTACTGGGCAGTAGGTGATCGTGTCTTAGTAGATCGCCATGATGGAATAATAACTGGTATCACGCCAACCATCGGCTATCAAGGCAAGCCGCCACTTACGCCTAGCAAGACACTTAACCGCTACGGGTATGACAGTGTGCTTGATTTGGGTAGAGATAAACAAGTTAGTGCGCAGGCTGTACTGAATGAGTTAGACATGATAGCTGAGTCTGATGATGATTCTAGCAAGAAAGCTAGCCATACTATCAGGGTATACATACCTGACTTGGAAAAAGAAGTAGAGCTAAGTACATCAGCAGAGATAAACAACTTGCTACTCAGCTACGCACTAACAGTACATAAGAGCCAAGGCTCTGAGTGGCGCAGAGTGTTTATCTTCCTACACCATAGTCACCAAACTATGTGTAGCAGGGAGCTTCTATACACAGCTATCACCCGAGCTGCTAAAGAACTCTACATTATCTGTGAAGGTGATATAGCGCCGTATAAAAACCAACTACTGACTGGCTCAAATAGAGCAATCATCCCAGGCGTCACGCTAGCAGAAAAGATTGAGTACTTTAAAAGCAAACGTGCATCAATGCAATCAATCGAGTGAGTTTATTTTATTAACTATCTAGGAAAATTTTATTATGACAACAGCAACAAGCAAAACAATACATTGCCAACGTAGTGGCGTACCTCTAGTAGAAGTATCTACTTTGTGCGGCAACGGCTGGGCGCTTTTAAGTCAGCCAGTGTTCAGCACCTTTGTGCATCCTACCTACGGGCTGAGTCTGTCCAAACTGATCAAGCGACTAGACATGCAGCTAATTGAGGCAGACAAGTTAGAGTGGGAACTACCACCTGCGCTAGTCACTGAGATGGGTGTTACTATGAGTGCTATTATGTACAATCTAGAAGTCATGTGGTTACCTAATGAGGACGCGCTGGTTACTGGTAAAAATATCGAGCAATCTCTACCTGATTTGAAAACAACAGTAGGCTGCGCAGGTAGGTTGCTAGTGCTAGCTGGCTGGTATTTTTCAGAAACATCTATGCGTATACAGTTTCCACTATGGAAACCTAGCAAACATGCTGGCAATCTAAACTGGCATGGATTTTCTGCTTGGTTAGATGCTTGCTTTGATTTGCGGGAAGCATGGAGTCAGAAGAAAGAAAATAATCAGCGAGAAGAACTACTGCGCAGCACAGAGGACTCACTCAAACTAGTTAGTCAATCGCAAGTATATAAGCGAATTGACATCAAGAAGGTGTGGAACTGGGTAGAACTCCAAGCTAGTCAACACAAAGCAAAGTATCCATTTGGTCGCAGAGAAACATTTAAATCTCTGTTCTTAACTGGGGAAACTAACCCAGATTTGTGGACTGGTGATGACTGTGATGATCTGTTAGAAATGATAGTAGATACTTGTGATCTCGGCAACGATATAACTAGCTTCATACGAGCCCGTATGACTAACATACGCGTAGCTATTGCAGACTTCTACGGTGACTTTACCTTGTTAGGAACTAACAATCCAGATGGCTCTAGTGGCTTGGAACTATCCCCTACTGAGCAGGCGGCGGAAAGTAAACTATTCGGAGAGTTTGAAAACAAGTTAGCAGGGTGGTCAGAGTGCCCACCTAAGCCTAATCCAGCAGACTATCCAAACAGAGTAGCTGCGTTGAAAGCTCAAGCTGAGTGGAACATCCTATCAAAACTATTTATTGAACGTGCCAAGCGCAACACAGGAGCATCTAAATGAGCTATCTATATCAAGCACTGGCAGAGCCAGATCGTCGCAAAACTCAAGCTATGTACAATGCTAAGTACGCAGCTATTAATACCATGCCAATAGAAGCAATGAAGTTAATCTGCTGGCGCAAACCAACCCTGCACTTCAAAGGGCAGATACTAGCTATGCTGTCAGATGACATGACTACACTTGAATATGCACCACCAAAACAAGCTAAACAAGTCTGGCAAATCCACTGGCTTAACAACAACATACCTACTCAAATAGAGTGGGAACGCAGAGCTACTAACGCAGTAATAAGAACAGAGTTTCGCGTGTTGGTAGATGGTAGTAAGTTTGTACTGTTATCGTTCTAAAGGAGAATGCCATGTCAATGTTAACTAATTCTATTCGCCCAGCTGCAAAAGAAGCTAACTACGCCGGCCCAGCGTATGCAGATTTGAGTCTACGTAGTACATGCTCACGGTGCAACAAGATAGGCTACACCCACAAACGTAGTCATCATCCTGTCTACACAATGTTATGCACACCATGTATAGATGACATAGATAAATTAAAGGAGGCAAGAAAGGCAGGTAAAAATAACTTGCTAACAGAAAAAATACCCCTTGACATCTCAACCAGCCTGTGAGACACTGATTTTCCTGAAGTTGCAGCAGGTATCGGCAACAAACAACCTTTCTTTAATCCAACCTAGGAAATCCAACATGAACTATGTATCTAAAACATTCAAATTCAATTTCAAGAAACGTACAATCAAAGATGAATCTGGTGCTGTCATTGGCGAGATTGCCAAGAAACCATCTATCGAAGTAGCTATCCCAGTACTGTCTGCGCAGGGCATCACTGACGCACTGACTGCCGGCGGCAAAGAGGCTGAGCTGATTCTGGACGCTGTCCAGTTTGTGTTCTACCAAGCTGCGCGCCAGCAATTCGATGATGTGATTGCACGTCAAAGCCAACCAGATGAAGAAGTCAAAGCAACTGATCTAAACTTTGATCAACTGCAACTCACCTACCTAGCTAACTTGCC